GTCTAAAGACCCAGATAAGTCTATAAAGTCTGTTTTTGTAGGTATATTAATGTCCGAGGTTACTGATAGAGTAACTCCATCATTAGGAAGCCAGCTACCAATTGTAGAGCCTGCTGTCCAGTCTTCAATGTCAAACGTGCTTTCTTCATGAGATAGAATTAAGTTTGATGTTTCTGTAATTACAGTAGAGTATCCTGTCAAATCTTTTACAAATAGTTTTAAGCTGTTTAGTGTGCCCTTGCCACCATAAATAGCTAAAGCATCTCTAACTAATCTTTTTTGAGATTTAATAGATAGGTCATTATAAGGTTTAATTCCAAGCTCAAAAGACTTTAATTTAAGTATTTCCTTAGAAGAATTTTCACCGTTATTATTAGGGGTAATTAATCTTGCAAAAGTTAAAAACTCGTCAATAGTAAAGGAGAATCCTTCAAAAAATGTTGATATTAATGAATTATCAACAGCTCCAGTTCCTTCTAAATAGCTGTCATAATTAGGGTTAGCTTCATCTACTGGAGATAAAGATGTGCTAGTTATAACAGAAGGTAAATAAGACATAAATCTTTGATGAGTTGTAGACATACCTAAACTAGTTGGGATTGTTTTGTCATAAAACTCTAAAGTAGTGCTATTAAACTCGCTCTGTACAGTAGAGATGTCGCTTGTAAGTGTATTTTTAAATGGCACCAATACAGTTGCATCTCCAGCAGGTTCCCAATATGAGTTAGCGCTTCGTTTAAGCCATGCTCTATAATAAGCAAATCTTCCCTCAACTAAGGTGTTGTCTAAAACAGTGCTAGCGGTAGGATATTCGTTGAGATTAGTTGCATAGATTATTTTTCCATCTTCAGCTGTTTCTGGATAACCGTCTTGGTTTCTTACGATTCTAAATAGAACGTAGTTACCAGTAGGAACAGCATACGAAACTAAAACTTGGTTATAGGTAACGGCTGTAGCTACTACCGGCTCAGCGGTGTAGTCTAAGCGGCTTCCATCACCATAAAGAGTTCCGTCATTATATTTAAACTCAGAATAAAGAGCCATTAAATTACCTCATCTGCTATATAGGTTCCATTTACATAAAGTATGCTAGCGGTAGTAAATGTTACTGGAGTATCTTGTGCTAAAAGACTTTCAATAAGTGGTTTTGGAGTAGCTGTTGTTTCTTTTAACCAGTGAAGGTCCAACACTTGAGAGCCCGGTAAGTGGTCAGCAACCATTTGCACATGTCCATTTAACTCATCTGCTGGTTGTGATGGGTCAACCCACGCCCACGCAGAAAAGTGGCTTGCCGCTGAAGGAATAGGTAAAACTGGCAATTCTAACTTGTATTGACCAGTACCAAAGTTAGTTACAGTTGCAAAAGAAACAGAAATATGAAAAGTAACTAATTGACCATACTTAAGATAATGGCTATTGTAAGTAGGGTAATTAGTTCCACTTCCAGTAAATGTTAGGCCAGTTGCTTCAAACTTTGGTGACCATCGTTCTGACACAGGGCCAGAAAACACTACCTCTGTTTGAGTAGGGGTAACGACCGACTCAGTAGATTCAGTTGCTATGGTAGAGCTTCCAAAAGTACCAATCCACATAGGGTAGGATGGGTCGCCTCCCTCAAACATAGCCCAGACTCCCTGCCCAACGTTAGGAATAACAGTACTAGTACCGTATTTTTCAACAGGCCAAGCCCACTCTGTTTCTTGGTTAGCAAGAATTTGTGGTACTTTTAGCTTTAAACGCCCAAGTCCTTGTGGGTCTTGAGTGTTAGCTACAGTGCCCCTATAGACACCATAAAATCTAGCATTACCATAAACGTCTTTTATCATTAAGCAATTCCGGTGATAGTTAGTGCGTAACTAGTAACAGTTACTCCGTCACTAGCAGTTACTGTTAAAATAATTGGAGAATCAAATGAGGTTATCACCACTGATTCACCACTAGACTTAGCAATATTATTAATAGTTATTGAAGCCTCTGCATCAGCTGAAGCAGGAGTAACTGTTAATGAAGCTGTAGTTGCTGGGACAGTAACAATGTAGTTATATACAGAAGAGTTAAATGTCTTAGAGAATGTAACTGGAGTAACAGTTGAACCACCAGTGTTCTTAGCTACTAGAGTTATACCAGTTAAAGTAGAAACACTAGACGCTCTAGACAAAGTTATTCCGCTTTCTTGGAAAACAAACAACTCGTCTGCAGTACCAATAAGGCTGTTACGTCCAGAACCACCTGGTCTATAAAGAGATGTAACTCTTACGTTTCTAACACCAGCTACTTGGCGCAATTTAAATTCAATTTCTTCGGGAGTAATAACATCTGCAAATTGAACTTCGCTAAACGCAAAGTCACCAGTAATAGCTGCTTTAATGTTAGCCTCTACCACTGCAGGTGAGTACTGTGCTAGAACAGAGTAAGTAATTGCTACAGAAATATCAGTATAGGTAGGTTGACTATAAGTTACAGTAGTTCCAATAGACTTTTTATCGTCTAAAAATTCTGGAACACTAGTATCTAGAAGGTAGGCTAACTGAGTAGTTAATTCAAATGACTGAGATATATCCCCGATAATTCCAGGGAAAAGGTCTGAAGCATCTGACTGGGTAGGGGCTATGTATACAGTAACATTGCTTCTATTAGTTGCTGTTGCATTTGCTTTAGCAACTCCAGGAACAGTCAATGCAAGATTAGCAAAGTCCTCTAAAGTTACAGCTCTATTAAGGCTACGAAGCGCTCTAGGCGTGTTGTAGCGAATACTGTCATTAGTTTCTGGGTCAGCACCACCAGCTGCTGCTAGGGGGTTAGTAACGGTTACTCTTGAGCGTAGGATTGCTTGGTCCGCACTAGTTAGGCCAGGAATACTGCCAATGGTTGTAATTGTTCCAGCTCCTACGTTACCAATAGCTCCACCACCAGCGATATACTTAGTTTTAACTGCTGCTTCTGCTGTAGGTATAGTTCCGGAAATACCATCTCCAAAGTTAATTGCAACTTGGTTAGAAGAGCTTACATTTACGCTAAATACTTTATCTCCAGAAGAGTAGTCTCTTAGATTTTGAACTTGACCCCATTGTTCAAACTCTAAACCGTTATCAATATATACCTCTACAGTTGTAGGGTCTACTTGTTTTTCTTTTAGGATAAATGACTGTGCAGGTGTTCCATCAGAAAAACCTAGCAGTTCTCCATTAATGTCATATGCAGTTGCTGAAACATTAGCTAAGTTTTCAGTTCTTAATGAGATATCCTCACCCTGAATTGCAAGAACACTGTCTGAAGTTGTTCCCCTAAAAGGTACAGAGATGTCGCTTTGTGTAATAAAAGTAAGGACTTTTGTTGCACCAGCATCAGTGACCTGTGCGCTTACCTGAGTTCCTTGTGGGATTTCATCAAATCCGTATTCTCTTACCTGTCCAATACTGGCTCCACCACCAAAAATTGCTGGCAAATTTGAGTAGTAAACTACACCACCATTTGTGTATGTACCACCAGCAAGAGCAGTAGCTGTAGCTCCTGCAGTTGAATTAACAACTGTATTTTTTGAGTTGGTTACTTTAAACTGTCTACAGACTGCCGAACCACTTGACGGAACACTGTCATCAGGACGAGTTGTAACAGATGGTGTTGTGGTTAAAACTGCACTAACTGTAAACTTGTAAAGGTTAGCAGTACCTCCAGAAACATATGTATCTGTAAAATAGGATTCAACAGTAAAGGAGTCTGAAGTAACTGAAAGAATTTTTGCTGATTCAATGTTATAGACAGAAGTCGCATCTCCATCCAAGGAGCTTTGTACACCAGTTATTGTTACATATTCATTTTTCTTAAATCCATGAGGAGCTGAAGTAGTGTACACAGCTGTACTAGCACCGCTTACAACAACGTTTGTTATTGAAGCAGTTACAGTGCTTGGAGTTACAACATCAACATCTGTAAAGTTAAACCCAGTGTTATCGTCTCTATTAGGGTTTAGCACGCTGGAAATTCCAGTAATGTTTAGTATATCTCCCGCTAAAAACTGCTTGTTAGTAGTAAATGTAACAATTTTGTTTATACCAGTTCCGCTATAGACTGCACTGGTTATCACAGCTTGAGAGTCTTTAACTGCAGAAACTACTGCTTCGGTAAAGTTATACCCAGAACCAGCTGTTCCACCGGTATTATCGGCACTTTTAACATCTCTGACGTTAATTATTTGACCAACAATAAAGTCATTCCAAGCAGAAAACGTTACAGTTGTTCCATCACCTTTTACTCTTGTAATATCGGCAGTGTTAAAAGCAGAGTCAACTGTAAAAGTAGCTGGAACTAACTCAGTAGCGTCTGTAACTGTGTCTACGGTCCATACACCATTATAGTTTTTAGAAGAACCAGACACAGTAACATTTTTTATTTCAATCTTTTGTCCAGGAGCAGGATTTAAAGAACCGGAAGAAGTGACTGTAAATGTAGTGCCATCAATAGTTATATCATCAATAGTTGCTTTTGGTTGATACCAAAGCACGTTTCTACCAATATTGTTATATCCAATATACTCAACTACAAACTGACCGTTATATACCCCTGTATTGTAATCGACTAGTTGTCCGGAAATACTTCCAGTAGAAGTAGTTGGAATACCTACAACTCGAATAGTATCTCCAACTTCAAAAGTGTTGTCATTTGGAACAACTATTTTTGCTAGATTAGTATATGCCGTACTGTTTATTGTACCAGACTCAATAATGGCAGCACCAATACCTCCAAAGTAACCATTAGTGCTTGAAAAACGTAGGTCAACAATAGAACTAATATAACCGGATGGATTGTAGCCGTACATATTAGCTAAATTAATTAGGGTATCTCTTTGAGTAGCTGTCATAATGTATGACTCATTAGCAGCACGGTCAATGTAATAGTTAATCAAGTCACCCATGTATGCAAATGACTCAATAAGAGCTACACCAAAGTCAGCTGGGTCGTTTCCTTGCCAACTGTTATTAGTTCTCTCTTTTACTCGCTCTATTAGCTGAGTTCTAAGTGAGTAGTAGTCTCTTCCAG